GCCGCCGCCGTGAGCGCAGACCGAGATAACCAACTCGCCTTACAATAACTCATTTTATTCTTGATTTGGGGCATTTGGGTTGTTTGCCCAGATGCCCCTTATAATTTGAAGTTATTATGAGAAGTCCGATTGCGCTTTTATCGAATGACTGGCACATCACGAAAGACAATATAGCAGAGTTCAATGCTAATTGGGATGAAATGCTTTCGGTGTGCGAGAAATATAAGATTGAGGACGTTGTGATAGGTGGTGATATGTTTACCATCAGTTCATCACAGCGACTACCAGTGTTATTGGCGGTCAAGCACGCTATCCAAAAGGCTACTGCCAAAAATCTCTTTTTGACCATTGCAGAAGGAAACCACGACCTATGCGACGAAGAAGCATTGGAGGGTTACAGCCATCTGTTTGATGGCTATCATAATGTGGAAGCCGTTGACATCTACAAGGTACTGGAATGGGATGATTGTGACGTTGCCTTGGTGGTGATGAGCTATTTCCCAGAGAACGGTTCTTTCCCTGAGAGGTTGAAAGCCTTGAAAGAAGATTTGAAAGACCAGTATAATTGGGATTTGGAGAATGTTATTCTGTATATCCATGAGGGAATTAAGGGCGCATTAGGTGACTTTGATGTGCCAAAGGAAGTTCCGGCTGAGATATTCAATGATTTTCGTGCCGTGCTTTGTGGCCATTATCATAACAGGATTGAACTTGCTGGCACCGACATCATGTATATCGGTTCGTCTCGACAAAACAACTTTGGAGAAGATGACCAAAAGGGCTACACCATCCTTTATGATGATGGAACTACCAGCTTTGTTCAGAATGAAGTCAATACCCGATATGCTTCTCTGGAAGTTGACATTGAGGATATTGATGATGCTTTCCTACAGAAGCTGTCAGACTATCACAATTGCGCTCCTACCCCATACAAGGTTCGTGTCAGAGTGAAATGCACAGATGCCCAGGCTAAGACATACGATAAGAAGATTCTGTTGGATGCAGGCGCAAGCAAGGTGGAGTTTAAGACTGAGAAGATGGAAACGATTATCACTCAGTCATCCAGCATTGATGAGAAGTACGACAAGAATGGTATCAAGAAAGAATACCAGGCTTTCTGTAGTGACAAGAACATTGACAGCAAGTTAGGTATGAAGTATCTCGACAAAATCAGTTAGGCTATGTGGAAATTAAAGCGTGTAGTAGCAAACAATATCGTCTCTTTCAGAGAGCTTGATATGGATATTGAGCAGGGTGTGGCCTCATTGATATTTGGTCAGAACCTTGATAATGAGAATCAGAAAGCCAATGGTTCTGGTAAGTCCTCATTCATTGAGGCTATCAGTTTTGGTATTACTGGTGAAACTTTGCGTAAGGTCAAGGCAGAGGAAATCATCAATGACAGTGCCGAGGAAGCTGGTGTAACGCTGACTTTCGAGAATGATTACGACAACACCACTTTTATAGTGAACCGTACTATTTCTCGCTCATCGGCACAGGTTATTGAGTGTCACAAGTTCAATTCTTCTAACATGGAGATTGAGACAGACAAGACCATCCAGCCATCTGTATTGGACTACAACAAGTTCATACTGGATGAGATTGGCCTTACCAAGGATGAAATCTATGCCAACTTTATTCTGTGTCGTAATAAGTACACGTCATTCTTCGATGCCAGTGACCGTGAGAAAAAGGAGATTATCAACCGTTTCTCCAATGGTATTCTGGTGGACGAATCCATTGCAAAGCTGCAAGAGGATTTGGAACCAGCAGAAGAGGATTTGCGTGGTAAGGAGCAGAATGTTTCCCGTGTCAGTGGTAAGATTGAGGCTGTGAACGAGCAGATAGCAGAAGCCAACCAGAAAAAGGAGGAAGCTGCCAGGACCCGTGAGCAGGCTATTGAATCATTGCGTGAGAAGATTGCCAACAAGCGTGAGGAAATCCGAACCACTAAGGAGAAGATTGGTGTTGCCAATGACCGCCTTGATCTGATTGACGAGTTTGGTGACAAGGTTGAGCAGATGGAAAAGGATAATAAGAGTTTTGGTGAAAGCTATGATTACATCAAGGAAAACTTTGAGAAGTTGAAGTTTGAGCCGATTACTGACTATCTGCAGTCCATGTGTGAGCAGTCTCATAAGCTGGACGAAGCCAAGTACCAGATGGAAACTTTGAAGTCCGAGCTGGAAGATTTGGAAGCTGCCTGTGCATCAACTGAAAAAGTCTCTCAGGAAGCCTTGAAAAAGTATGAGGCTGTCAGTTCTTCAACCAATGCAGAGAACGATGCTGACAAGGCTAAAATCGCCCAAATCAATAAAGAAATAGACAAGTTTGATAGTGAGCTTACCAGAATCCAGAATGAGATAAAGGAAGAGAAGCGAAACTATAATAATTTGGATATGGATTTGGCCAGTGCAAACAATATTCTGCATGGAGCCATCACCTGCCCCAAGTGTCATCACCAGTTCCTACTCAGTAATGAGAAATCACTGGAAGATGTGCAAGCCGAAAAGAAGTCCATTGAAGCCAAGATGAAAGAATCGAAGCAGAATATGGATTCACTGGTTGAAGAGAGCGATAAAACTGGTGAACTTGTCGCCAAGAAAGAGAAGGAGATTGCCGACATTAAGGCCGGTATCAACGAGCGCAACGATGTATTGCAGAAAGTCTTTGATGAGAAGCGTGTCGCCCAGAACAATTTGAGCGAGCTGCAATCGAAATTGAACAGTATCAGGAATCAGATTAACACTGTGCAGACAGTTATCGACTCTGCCAATGGTCAGATAGATAATATGCGCAAGCGAATGTTTGATGAGGTGTTCGGTGTGATTGACAGTAAGATGGATGCTGGTGAGCAATACATCAAGAACCTAAAGGAGCATATTGAACATTGTAACGCTACTATTGAGCAATATCAGCAGAACATCACAGAGCTGGAGAACAGCAAGACTGGTGACATTATGGATTCGCTTGTCAGTTCAAAGACTCAGTATGAAAAGGAATTGGAAGTTGCCACCCAGCAGCGAGATAAATCCCAGGCATTACGTGATGAGTTGAAGTTGCAGGAAGCCCATTTCGTAGCATTTAAGACCCATTTGGCCAACCAGAAGATTGATGCCATTGCTGCCGTTACTAACGGTGTACTGGAAGATATAGGTAGTGATATTCGCATTGAAATGATTGGATTTAAGGTCTTGAAGTCTGGTAAGGTCCGTGACAAGATTACGATCAATGTGTTGCGTGATGGTGTTGATTGTGGCAATATCAACAAATTCTCTGCTGGTGAGCGTACCCGTATCAATTTGGCCAGTATCATTGCTTTGCAGCGTCTTACCAATGCCAATTGTGAGAACGGAAGAGGTCTTGACTTAGCCATCTATGATGAGATTCTGGATGCCTCAGACGAGAGTGGTATTGCCAGCTATTGCGAAATGATTAACAAAATGCACCTGACATCACTTGTGGTCACTCAGGGCATGGTCTCTGAATCGTATAAGTACCGCATTGTGGTCACTAAGCAAAACGGTATCTCTACTATTGGATAATAAACTGAAAGAAGATGCAGACATTAGACACAGAATATGTAAGTCAGTTGAAGCGTGAGAATGTGCTTGCGCTGGACGTTGCCAGCCATTGCGGATTCAAGTCCGAGCATGGTCATGGCACATGGTATTTCCCACCGACTGAGAGCGCACCCAAGCGTCTTGGTAAGGATTACGGCCAGCACAAAGCCTTTCGCATGAAGATATTCGACTTTATTGTTGAGAACGACATCAAGGTTATTGCAGTGGAAGATGTCAGTTTCAGTAAGTTCTCACTGGCCACCAGAAAGCTCTCCGAGTTGCGTGGTGTGCTGTTTGAGCTTTGCGAGACGCTTGACATTCCAGTGGTCACATTCAATGTTAAGGACATCAAGAAGTTCGCTACAGGTAACGGAAATGCCGACAAGGACATGATGATTGCAGCCTGCCAGAACCGATGGAGAATTGACGTGGGTGACGATGACAATGCCGCTGATGCCGTTCACATCTTCTTTTATTTCTGTAAACGATATAATTTGTAAACATGGGAAAGAAGCTTAAACGACACATAGCCCTATCAGTTGGGCATATAGTTCCTGAGTATTCAAACAAGCTGATAGACGAGTTCTTCAAGTTTGTTCAGGGCGAATACCATAATTTGACAATTGATGTTAGGGATATTTGCGACCTGGAGCAGCCAACTCCAGAATATATCGGGAAAGCATTATCTCGTTATACGCAAGTATGGAGGCAGTTCTGTATCATCAACAAGCTACCTGGTGAATCCCAGAATCTTTTAATGGCCAAAGTTAAAAGAAAATGGATAGACGAGGGTTGGGAGCAGAAGCTGTCAATACAGCGCAAGAAAAGAAAGAGCGTCCAAGTCTGACTGATGAAGAGCGCGAGCAGCGTTTCCATGAGTTGATTGATCCTCATTTCGAGTTTATACGGAACCTTGTTTCGTATTACACTGACCATCCGCAGTTTGTAGATGAGAACTACAATACGCTGTTGTTCGATTTCTACAGGTACATTCACACCTACAATGGTGACAAGCCGTTAAAGACGTGGTTACATTCGGTGGTCAGGAATAATGTGGGAACCATCAACAAGGAACGGGCTAAAGAAGCGGCCAAGATAGCAGATGCGGAGTTCAATCCGATTGAGAAGTCAAGGAAGCCGGACAACACAATGGATTTGGAGAACGGCTTGCTGACATTGGCAGATTCTATCTCAGATGAGGTCTATTCCGCATTGCTATCTCTGCCTCCGCTCAGACTATCAGCTTTCGTATTGCAGATACAAGGCTATTCTATCGAGGAAATCACCAAGATAGAGTTTGAGCGAGGCCATCTAAACAAATGTTCTGATGACATCATTAAGAACAGGATTTTTTGGGCAAAGAAAGGTTTACGAGAAATTCTTATAAGTTATGGAGTTAAAAGAAAAATGTAGTAAGATACAGAAGATGATTGAGGGCATCGTTCAGGTGCTTATCAAGAGAGACTGGAAGCTGCCAGGTGGTCCGTCTGTCCTGACAACTATTGAGCGTGGACTGAATCGCATGAAAGTCCTATATCCTTACTCTGAAATGGCAGATGACCGCATTGTGGATTTTGTCGTTTACCAGTTGTATCGCTATCGTGACATCATCGGCACTTTTGACAAGGGCTGGAATCTTTCATGGTGCTTCTCTGACAATGCCGTTCAGAAGTACAAGAAGCAGTTTATTGATGCAGAGGGCAAGAGTGGTATGAACTACTACATCGACCAATGGCTGCAAGAGGGTCAGTTGGATCGTCAGAAGCTGACAAGGCAAATCAGTGACCCACAAGAGCATCCGATGAGAAAGTATGTCTATATGCCGTCTGAGGAACAGATTAAGAAACATTCTATCAAGATGGAGAATGGTCATGTCCTTTGTATGATGCGCACTACTGGTTGGTCGCCGTTCTCAGAGACGTGCAAACAATGTCAGCATACCGATGAGTGTATTGATTATCTGGAGCATAATGTTCCAGAGCTGCTGAGATTAAGAAGAGAAGAAATCAATAAGAGTTAAAGAGTATGAGTAAGAAAAGTGAAGTCAATGTATTGTCAGAAGAGTTCCTTGCAGAGTTGTATAACTGTGCTATTAACAATGACCACTTGTGTTCGGTAGTTTGTCAGTATATGCAGGATGAGTTTCTGCCTGACAGAGACTACCAGATGTTGAATAATGCCATCAAGGATTACTATCGTGAGCACCACATGGCTCCAAAGTTCAGTATCATCAAGCAGATGCTGGTATCGTCTCGTGCTGTATCTGAGTTGCTGAATGAGATTAAGGAGCTTGCATCGGGTGCTGACCCTGACAGTATTAGGGAGCAGTTTGAAAGATACCTTAAATTGGTCCAGTTCAAGCAGATTTTCAAGCAGATTGATGAAAAGTTCAAGAGCGGCGATAAGATGGATGCAGTCAAGGAGTTTGAATTGCAGGCTCAGAAGCTATCCAAGTTCTCGCTGGCTCCTGACAAGTTCGTAGATGTTGCCGCTACCTTTGAAACCAGATTGCGTGAGAATAAGGAAAGGCATGAGGAAGATAACAAGCTAAAGGCCGTTACCAGCTTCTATATTGATGAGCTGGATGCACGTAACAATGGTCGTAACTTGCGTACCCAGCTTTCCGTGTTCATTGCTATGTCTGGTGTTGGTAAGTCTCATTTGGCTCGTTGGATAGGTGCCAATGCAGCATATACCAGTGGACTTGATACTTTGCACTTGCAGTTTGAGGGTAGTGCCAATGAGACGCTGGATGCCTATTCAGCTTCTATTGTCCGTTCACCAACACTGGAGTATGAGCGTGGTTATGTCAACCAGCACACCATTGAGGCTTTCCAGAAGCAGGTTGAGAGTTTTGCTGGTACGTTGAAAGTCCGTGCTTATTCCAAGTTCGGTAAGAAAAACAGCACCATTGATGTCCGAAATGCTTGTGAGGAATACAAAGAAGCATACGGCAAATATCCAGATGTTGTTGTTGTGGATTCTATGGACTTGTTGGCCGATTCATCTGGTAGGAATTGGGATAACAAGAGCCTCAGATTCATGCGTATTGCCGTTGCCGAGGATTTGAAAGACCTGGCAGCAGAGATTAACGCTTGGGTTGTTGCTACCTATCAGGCCACCATTGAAGATACTGAGTGGGTCAACAATGAGAAGAATGTGCTGAATGGCTACAATACGGCTGAATGTAAGGGTTTGCAGCGTCCTTGTACCCATCTTATATCTCTCAATCAGAGTGACCGAGAAGCCAAGGAACAGACCATGCGCATCAATATAGCTAAGTCCAGATTCTTTAGAAAAGGCGAGCCGTTCAGAATATGCACTGACTATGAGCATGAGTGCTTCTTCGATAGAAAACGTACATTGAATTTAGGAAATACTGATGAATAGTATGGAAGCTGAAATTTGGAAAGATATACCTGAATATGAAGGGTATTATCAAGTGTCAAATATGGGCCATATAAGAAGTCTTGACAGGACAATTCAAGATAGGCGTGGGCATTTGTGTTTTTTACATGAAAAGACATTGAAACCAGGAATGGGGACCAATGGTTATCATTTTGTGGCTTTAGCAAAAGATCATGTTGTTGTTGAAAGAGGTATTCATGTTCTTGTTGCAATTACATTTTTGGATTGTGAATATCGCAAATATAATAAGGTCGTTAATCATAAAAATGGCATTAAAACGGACAATAGATTGGAAAATTTGGAAATTGTAACAATGCAAGAAAATGTCCTTCATGCTATTGATAATGACTTGATTAAACGAGGATTTGATAGTAGTCAAACTATTTTGTCTATGGAACAAGCTTGTCAAGTGTATATCATGGTCAAAATATTTGGGGCAAAGCAAAAGCCATTAGGTGTTCATTATGACGTTAGTGCAACAACTATCAGAAGAGCTGTTAAATGGGTTGAAGGTCATAAGTCAGATAAAAAAGTGTCTGATTTGTTGAATAGATTAAAATTTAAGTTTGAGCTTCTTGATAGTTAAAATATAGTTAAAGTGGACGTAAAACGTAAACATTTCCAAAACTTTTTCTTACCTTTGCGTCCACTTCTAATTTGATGAGCGCATAGTTCCAATTTGATGAGAGCAGATTCACTTTGTAAGAATAAAGTGATGAAGTTATGGAACTTTCAAATGAAGTAAAGCATGAACTTATTGAAGAGCTTGTATCTACAATAGATGGGGCAAAGTTGGACGGGCTGCAGAAAAACGTAGTTCTCAGTATTTGTCCGTTTTGTGGTCATGCTGGATATAAGTATGGTATCTATGTCGGTCCTGAGAGCAAGTACAAGGTGTTCGGGAGTTCTAATTGTTTCAGCTGTGGAAAGAGTTTCAGGACTTTAGAAGATACGCTGAAAGCATTGGGGCATGAGGAATTAACGCCTAAGAAAACCGTTGAGCTGGATGATGATGCCGATGATGAGCTGCATCTTTTTGAGGATGAGATTGATGATTCGTTGGTTGAGATTGCTATGCCGAAGGGATATAGGCGAACTTATAAGAACCAGTATTTCAGGTTGCGCGGTTGGTTGTATGATGACTTTGAGTGCTTTGAGGTGGGAACCAACAGAGGCATGGATAGAAAGCTGGAAGATTATGTCATCATTCCAGTTATTGATGCTGGCCGCTATGTCGGTTGGGTTGCCCGTCATACATGGAGTAAGGAAGAGATAGATGAGTATAATAGCCGTCATCGTTTCCAGATTCGCAGATACCTTAATTCCACTGAAAAAGAGGGCGGTAATGGCTTCTCTAAGCTTCTCTATAATATTGATATGGTCAAGAAGTATGAGACCGAGACCGTCATTCTTTGTGAGGGCGCATTTGATGTTGTAGGGCTGGTAAGAGGTCTGGAGTTGTACGATAACAAGTCTATAGTGCCGGTTGCCACATTCGGAAAAGCCGTGTCTGAGATTCAGATTTACAAGCTGCAGGAGAAAGGTGTCAAGACTATTGTTTTGGGATATGATGCTGATGAAGCTGGCAGGGGTGCAATCAATAAGGTTGCCAATGATCTTGATTCCTATTTTGATGTCTATGTAGCCGCCATTCCAGATGATTTCGGCAAGGATTTCGGTGATATGTCGAAAGCTGAAATGTATGATGTATTCGCTAACCATATTGTTACACCAAGAGAGTTTTATTATGGCGATAAGTGATAACGGCAATATAATAATTATTGGCAATGGCAGGAATTTTGGCAAAAGCCTACAGATGCAGGGAGCCATGTTTGAGACTAAGGAAAGAATAGCATTTGTGGCCCATGATGGCAGTATTCGTTACTCTGAATGGGCTGATGCAGAAGAAATAAAGTAAGGTTATGGATGAGTTATTGCAGTGGTTGGACGCAAACCATATTGATTACAATGTTCGAAAGGACGTTATCTTTGTCGCTGGGTGGGGTAAGGCACTATTCCAGGACATGACGAAGCGTGACCATATTTTCAAGAAAGATAGTGGTGACAATACGGTATTCAGCTGCATCGAGAACACAGATTTCTTGATTGCAGATGAGATATTCTATGTCATATTCAAGTTTGGAAATCGTTTCTACTATCAGGATATTCGTGAGAGCAAGCCGAATTTCCAGCTGTTGAAGTATATCGGAGCCGCCAAGAAAGGAACCATTGAGTGTGATTTCTATCCACTTGGTATTCATACTGGCTATGAGCTGTTGAATGGTAGTGGCTCGCTTGCTAATTGGTGCAAGAAAGCCAAATTTTTGGGTTACAAGGGTCTTGGTATAGCTGACAGATGTACGATGGCTGGTACGCTTGATTTGCAGCGAGAGGCGGCTAAATTGGAGTTGAGCCATGTGTTCGGTTACTCATTGACTATCTCAGTTGGTGATTCAAAGGTCGGTGCCAAGATTTATGCCAACACCCAGCGAGGATTTGAGAATATGCTGAGAATCCAAAAGGTTGTCTGTGTTGATCGAGAGGATGGCATCATTGACTATGCCCAGCTGGTCCAGTATGCTGATGGTAACTGCCTTGTATTCGATAAATGGTCTGGTCAGTGGCTTGTCGAGAACGATGATAAGATAGATGGCTTTATGGATGCCTTTGAAGGTTTTGTGTATTTCCAGGTTGACACAACGGAGTTCAGAGCAAACAGGATTGACGAGCAGACTCTGTTTAGCATTAAGGCTTTCTTTGAGCATTTTTATATGTTTAGTTCAGTCAGTGGTGAGTTTCGTGGCTATTTGCATGATTTGCGTCCAGTTCTCATTCAAGATGTATATTATCTGGATGCGGATGACTGGAAGAATAAGGTTGTGCTTAATAAGGTAGATACTGGAGCGGCGCATGAGCAGAGCTTTAACCAGTATATGAAAACGCTGGATGAGCTTTACGATGAGTTCAGGGCATTGTTTTCTGAGAAGTATGGGGATGATGTGTTTTTCGATATGTGTGAAAGCACAGCGGAGATTGCTGAAAATTCGGATGCAGCATACGATTTGACAGATAATTATGCACCGAAGTATCGAATGACAGAAGATGAGGTTGTCAGGTATGGTGATACTCACACTATGTTTTGTGAATTGATTGAGGATGGCTTCAAGGAATTGGTTCCAAAGGGTCAAGAAAAGATTTATAGAGAGCGTGTTGAGTATGAGAAATATGTTATTGAGAGTACGGATAATGTTGATTATTATCTGATTACTTGGGATGAGGTGAATTGGGCTAAGAAGAATAATATTCTTGTCGGAGTTGGCCGAGGAAGCGCCGGTGGCTGTGTCATTTCGTGGTTATTGCATATTACGATGATTGATCCGATAAAATGGGGATTGTTGTTTGAGCGTTTTCTGCTGCCAGAGCGAGGTGGTTTGGAGCCTGATGATGTCACTATCATTGGAGAGGACATAGCTTCCAGTAATTATGTTGAGTTGACACTGGATAATGGCAAAATTTATAAATTTGATGCTGATGCAGAGTTTCGTGTAAAGCGTGGTGATGATGTCATTGTTGTTTATGCTGATGAGCTTGAAGAAAATGATGATATTATATGGGATAGAAAGGATGAGCTATTTACTATAAATGAGGTGTGATTATGGAGGAATGGGTTGATATTCATGGTTTTAATGGCTTATATCAAATAAGCAATAACGGCAGAATCAGACGAATTGGTACTAAAATTTGTATATTCAAGCCTAAGTATTTGCATGGATTTCACTATGTCAGATTAAAAGAAAATGGCAGGCGAATAGTTTACTGCATTGAACGAATGTTGCCAGAGTATTTTTCTGACAAGTATCAAATGGTCAACAGATATTCTACTAATTCTAACGATGAACTTTGGATGGATATAAATGGTTATGAAGGTCTCTACCAAGTGAGTAATAGAGGACGTGTAAGAAGCGTTACTCATACTATTACATTGAATAATGGTAGAGAGCGAACTATTTATGGAAAGGAGTTGGTATTGCATGAAGGTGGCAATAATCAATATCTTCAAGCATGTCTTCATAAAGACGGGAATGTTCAGAATAGGCTCGTTCATCGTATGGTTGCCGAACTGTTTATCGGTGAGATACCAGATGGCCATGAAATAAATCATAAAAATGCGAATGTTCAAGATAATCGTGTTGAAAATCTTGAAATAGTGACGAGAAAAGAGAATATGGCCCATGCTGTAAGAAACAATTTGGTACAGTGTGGAGAAGAACATCATAGTGCAAAATTGACGAATGAAGATGCCATTATGATAAGAAAATTATATAGAAAGGGTGGTATTTCTCAGACAGAATTAGGTAAAATGTTTGGCGTTTCACAGAATGTAATATTTAAGATAGTTAATTACGAAACATATTTAGTAAAATGAAAGTCCAGAGTATTAAACACATTAAAAAAGCGAAGCTAACAAAGGTCTTAGACTGCTTCGTAGAAAGGGGGTACGTGAAGCGGGCGCATGGCTCGCTTCCGTGAAGTCGGATATAGATATTGACTTCGAATCAGAAAAACGTCCAGATGTCAAAGAGTATCTGGAGCGTAGGTATAACACAAATGGCTTAGATAGAGTGTTTTCAGCTGGTACGTTTTCAGCTGAGAAGATTAAGTCTGCCGTTAAGGATGCAGCTCGTATTCGTAAAATCAATGCCGGTACGGTGAATTATATCACTGCTATCTTTGAGGATGATGAAATGTCCTGGACTGACTTAATGAATCTCGCTTACAATAACAAGAAAGTATATGATTTCATAGTTAAACATCCAGATTTGTTTGAAGAGATATTGCCAATTATCGGCCAACCAAGATCAGCATCTGTTCATCCTTCTGCAGTTATCATTTCACCAGAATATATTAAGGGTAGCATCAAAAATTGCTATGAGATATTGCCTATTAAGAAGATGGATGGCTTACTGGTGTCTGAATTGACTGGCGTTGATGTAGATGAACTTGGTATGCTTAAATCAGACGTTCTTGCCATTGCAGAGTTGTCTCGTATCTCCAATATGATTAAAATAATCAATAAAGAGTATGACGCTAATGTGTCTTTGGAGAGCATAGTGCAAGGAGATTTGAATGAGCCAGCTGTTTATGATGCTATCAGAAAGGGATTGACGCAAGGTGTATTCCAGCTTTCTGGTGACGGAATCACTCGTTTCATTAAGCAGATGCGTCCAGATAATATCAATGACTTGGTAGCTTCTGTAGCTTTGTTTAGACCAGGACCATTGGAATCTGGTTCAGCACAAGGTTATATTGATTGTAAGCGTGGTGATGTGGAGCCTGAGTATCTTTGGGGCACTTATGACATTCTGAAAGATACTTATGGATTCTGTATTTATCAGGAACAAATCAGTAAGGTTGCTCAGAAAATTGGTGGCCTTAGTCTTGGTGACGGTGTGAATTTGGTTAAGGCTCTATCGAAGAAAAAGATTGAGAAAGTTCGAAAATTCAAGGATAGGTACTTCGATGGTGCTAAGAAGAATGGATGCCCGATAGAAGTTGCTGATAAGATTTGGAGTGTTGTGGAGGCTGGTGCTTCTTATGCGTTCAATATGTCTCACTCAGTAGCTTATGGTTTGACGGCATATATTGGAGCATGGCTTAAAGTCCACTATCCAATAGCTTTCTTTACGGTCCTTTTGAAGTGGGTTGACAAGGATAAGTTGCCGACACTGATGAATGAAATGCGAGAGATAGGAAATGCCACCATTACCCAGCCTGACATCAATATCTCAGGAGTTGATTTTGTCACCAACTTCCAGACTAATGAAATCTACTGGTCGCTCAGTCGCATCAAGCAGATAGGTGCAAAGCAGGCCAAGTATATTGTTGATGACAGAGAGTTGTTTGGTCGGTACACCAGCTTAGAGCATTTTATTAAGCGCATTTTCAAGAAGAAGTTTACTGAGAATGATGAGAAGCTGCCAGAATCAGAAAGGTGTCCTGTCAATTCTCGCAGTGTAAAGCACCTCATCATGGCTGGAGCCTTTGATCATGTTGAGGGAATCAGTTCTGTGATGGAGCGTTATGGCCTCATCGTGAAAGCCTCAGAGTTGCTTGGGTTTGAGGTTAGCGAATCTCAGTTTCCAGATGAATTAAAGGACAAGCACTATTTCTGGTCGCAGCAGCAGATTGACATTGCCGGCATAGGAGCAATTGACTACAAGCGCATCTATGACAATGTGGATAAGCCCAATGCCGTTAAGAAATACCACTATAGTGATTTGAAAGAGTTCACCAATGACCTTCCAGACAAATATACGGCTTCTATCTGTGCCACTATCGCAGAGATTGACGAAAAGACTTATAAGGACAAGCGTACTGGAGAGACGAAGCACTTTGGTAAGGTTATGCTGCAGCAGAACACCGACATGATGCAGCTGGTGATTTGGAATGATGCCTGGATAGACTGCAAGAAGAATTTCAAGGACAAGCGTGGAAGCATTGTCGTTGCCGTTGTTCAGGTGAAATACTCTGATTATGATGAGAAGAACATTTTGCAGATTAACAAAGGGGCTTTTGTAGAGAATGTTTGAATTTGAAGAATTGTCTGATGAGCAGCTGAAAGAGCTGGCCAGTCTCGATGAAGCGGAGCGTGACAGGATATATAACCGCCAACTTGCATACTATCGCAGGAACCGTGAGAGGGAACTGAATAGGATGCGTGAGTGGTATCGCAACAACACTGAGAGAAAGGCAGAATATTATCAGCAGCATAGGGAAGAGTTGGATCGAAGGAATAATGAACGACAGAAAAACGACCCAGACTTCCAGCAAATCAGTCAGTTGAAAGCCAATCTGAGAGAGGGGCTTAAAAGATTGCCAAGCAGACATCGTGGACGTGTCACCAATGCAGGTTTGAAGAAAATCCTGCAAGAGGAAATAGCTGGCAGAGTTAGGAATTACTTAAATAAAGACAATATGAAAAAGAGAATCTTATGTATCGTCGGGGAATCGGGCACTGGAAAGACCCTCGCATCCCTGCATTTGAAGTATCAGTGTGGAGCCAATGTAATCTGTTCCTACACAACAAGGCCGCCCAGAGACACCGAGGTTGAGGGCAGAGACCATCATTTCATTGACATTGTGCCACCAGAGGAAGAGCTGCTGGCATTTGCCAATTTCGGTCAGTACAAATACTATGCTATGAAGAGTCAGGTGTTCGGACCTTGCACTGTCTATGTCATAGATGAGCAAGGCATCAGAGACCTCAAAGAACGTCATGCTGATGAGTATGAAATCTACTCAGTTTACATTACCAGGGATAAGGCTCTGAGAAAGGAGCGAGGCATTGATTCCAAGCGTATGAATAGGGATAAAAACAGAAAATTGTTCGATTTAAGTTTTTATAACTATGTTATTGAGAACAATGGCACCAAAAGAGAACTATTCTTAAATATAGAGCGCATTTATAACGAAATAAAAAACAAGTAGTGTTATGGCAGCACCGAAAGAAAAATCACAGGTCATTACAGCCTTTGTAATGGACTTCGAGACTGGCGGTTTAGACTGCAAGAAATGCGCCGCCACCCAGATTTCAGTACACGCAATCAGGCTTGATAATTTTGAGGTCATGGGTACGTTCACCAAGTACATTTATCCATATCAGAGTAAGCCGGACATTGGTAAGCCCAAGAGAAAGGTTCTCAGGAACAAATATGAGGAAGAGGAAGAGCAGCCGACATTGGAATATGGAAAGGTAGCACTGGAGTATTCCGCTATTACGATGGATATGCTCTATGATAAGGGTGAAGAACTGGAAGCCGTGTGTAACGACTTGATTGATTTCTTCAAGCAGTACACGCTAACGACTTCCAGAAAGTTGAAGCCAATCTTTGTTGGTCAGAACATTTTGTTTGACCTTGGTTTCTTACAGCAGATTATGACATATTGCGGCCTTTGGAAAGAGGTTGCCAAGATATTCAGGGGCAGTGAGGATTTCTTCGGGAACTTCCAGCCTTATTATGTTGACACGATTATTTTTGCACAGCTTGCTTTCTGTCATAGAGACAATGTTACAAGCTGGTCTCTGTCTAACTTGTGCGAATTGCTTGGTATTGAGTTGGACGATGCCCATGATGCCGATGCCGATGTCACTGCAACAAAGGAGGTGTTGAGATTGCTAACTGTCAGATCAAGGAATGAAGAGGTGGATGACGCTGATGGCAGCACAGTGGTAACTAAGAAAGAGAAAACAAGAGAACACTTTAAGATTTGAGTTATGAATGGGTTGCTGGAAATTATCGGATGCGCACTTTGTGCGATTGCTTTCGTTATGGTGTTTGAACAAATGTATTTCAAAATAAAAACCGAATAAGCGATGAGTAATGTATTATTAGTGGTATTGCTGGTTATCTGTGTAATCGGCGCGTTGTTTACGACAGTGGTTGCACTTGGTGTTGGAGCCATGTGCCAGGAGAACAGGAAGGACATCAAGGAGTTGCAATCCCAGCTGAATGAAATCCAGTTGCAGATGGCTCATGCCAAAGAGTTCGACGAAGTTGTTACCGATTGCATCAGTGGAATAGGTGCAGCACTGGACGTTATCAATGGTCGTACAGACTGGTTGGCAGACATTGACCAGCAAATTTATAACTCTTTTGGCCAAAATAAAGACGTAAAGAAATCATAACATAATGGCAGGTAAAGAGTGGAAATTCAATCCGATAACTGGAACGATGGAGCCAGTAAATGCCCTTGCACATGGTCTGGAGAAGAAAGTGACGGCCAGTGATGATGTGAAAAAGGTAAATGGGCCAGCCACTGTTCCAGTTATCAAGAGTGGCAGGTCAATCATCAAGGACGTGCCGAGTAACAAACCGAATGTTGTTGTCAATGAGCGTGAGGTCAAGTTTCGTGAGAAGAGCGATTTGTCAGTAGTACAGATTACCGATTACGACACTAATAGGGTAATGGGCTATATTGCTGGCTATGGCCTTGACATCAACTTCAATATGGAGGAACTGAACAGCATGGATAGGGTTGAGCAGTTTTTGGAGGGTTTGAAAAAGGCTTTCAGAACCATCATCCTCGAAAAGGCGCTCAGTCCTAAATAGTGAAACAGCAGCACCTCTCACTATCATTAATAAAAAAGATTATTAATGCTGAATACAATGGATATTGACAAGAACACCCAGATATTAACTGATGACGAGGCCAATTTCTGCCTCTTGTACGTTGATGCACCAGCACCGCTTGCTGGTAATGCCACCGAATGTTATGTCAAGGTGTTCGGCCTGGATGGTGATGGCGATGCTTTGAGTAAGTCCAAGGCTGCCTATCAAGCAAAGCAGCTTCTGGAAAAGGAATCAGTGAAGAAGCGGATAGAGGAACTTGAAAGAGTGAACCTCTACGATAGTGCAACATTGAAGCACAGGATTACTGCTACAATGTTGAAGATTATGGATGAGTGTGCAGATGCGGAGTACAGCGACCGTTACAAGACGAAGCTGTCACCAGCTGCATTGCGTAGTGTGTCAGTGAGTGCAGCCAAGATGGTTGCAGAGATCAATGGTATTAAAGAAGATACTATCCAGAAGATTCAGATTGGCGCGGAGGACGGTCAGGGCATCACCTTCAACCTTGTCGTGCCGGAGAAGAAAGACAACATTGGAGAATCACTTTAATACATACGATAATGGCAGACAAAACAGTAAACTTCATCACTCAGAACTTCAAGCTGATAGCGACAATTGTAACATTCTTGGTCGGCTTATATATTCAACATAGGGCCAATACTGAGAAGATTGAACAGTTGCAGCGTGAGATTTCAAGAATTGACGGCAGGCTCGATTCGCAATACTCGAAGCTCGATGAAATAAAGCTCGACAAATCTGTGTTTGAGGCAACTATCAAGCAGTTCTCGCAGATGTCGGGTGACATACGAGATATACGTCTTACGCTGGAGGACATGATGACTAATGGGCATTATACTCCAAGTCGTGCGAGACAAGCTAACAGAAACAATGAATGATTAAAGTCGGTGATAAAGTAAAAATCGTCTATTCCTACCAGCTTGCGGACATGGGTCTGATTACACTGGTGAACAGGATGGGCGAAGTTCTCGAAATAAAGGCAAAGGGCACCAAGACACCAGGTGTTTGGCTAAGAGTCCTGAATGACATTGATGAAGCGGAAGAATGGTTCATCCCCATCCAGTCTGTAAGGACGAAAGAGTATTATTACAAGAAGAAAAATATGAAAATTCTAAAATCGTTCGATATATAAATGGAAACAATAAAGAGGGGTAGCACTGGTGATGCTGTAAGGGTTCTGCAGAGCCTTTTGGGTATCGCTGTTGATGGTGTGTTTGGCCCTAAGACAGAGCAGATTGTCAAGCAGTACCAAAAGGCCAATAAACTCGTTGACGATGGCGTGGTTGGTCCTAAGACTTGGGAAT